TAAGTAATTTCTGGTGCGCCTGCGTCTAGTGATTCAATTCCTGTTTTCATATAATTTTTTACGTTAATTTTAAAAGCAGGATTTTAACCTGAGGGTTTCTAATATTACTTGTTTTTGTCAAGTAAATCAAGCTTATGTTGTAACTATTCTAGGTTTAATTTCTAGAGCAGATAATACAACATGTAATCTATTGGCCGTTGCTGCGGTTACTTTTACTATTTCACTCTCTTTAACCACAAGCGGTGCAGACAATAATTCTGATGTTCCACTGGCCGAGATTGCTTTAACACTAAATAGGCTGAAAACAGCACTAGCCGTATCAGTTATTGTAACTGTTATTGTATCCGCGTTGCCTGAATCTTCGGACACGAGTATAGATTTTATAATAGCAGTTGTAGCTGTGGGTACCGTGTATAAAGTCGTAGCTGAGGTAGACGTTAAATCTACTTTTTTATTTGTAAATGTATTAGCCAAAGAAATATGCCTCCGCTTCTGCTTCATCTTTTAAATCTTGTTGAAAAGATGTGTTTAATTTTTGTACGATACTATCAACATCTCTTACAAATGATTGTTGTATCTGTTGATCATATTTTTCTAGTGGTTGTGTTAATGATTGTACAATTCTAGCCATTATATATCCCTGCTTCGTCCCATTAAAGGACTATCAATAAGTCCACCGTGGGCCACGGGCACTAAATATTGTTCTATTAATTTTTGGATGCTTAAACTTTTTTGCTGAAGCATTTGTAGTTGTTCTGCTGTTAATTGTTTTCCTTGATAGCTTCCTGATTCTATTACTCCTTGTAACTGAGAATGTTTCTTCATCATGTCTGTTTGTTGTGGTAAAAACTCTTGAACACTTTCCTGTACAACATTTTTTATTGGTGGTTTTTCTTTTGCATGTCCGTTTCCCTTTCCATTTCCAAATGGATCCTCTGAAATTGTACTTGAAGTTGTACTTTTTTTAGTTTTAGTTTTATTCTTAGTGGTTGAAAATTTAGTAGTAAGAGAAGCCATTATGTCTTTATCTGTTACTTTATTTGCAAACTTCCTAAGTGTGTTAAGTGTATTTGCTGTTTTATATACGGGAACTAATTTTGCTGGTAGTAATGCGGGAATAAGCATGGGTGCTACCCAACTTAATAGTTTTCCTATACCACTCCAAAAACCACTTTTCTCTGTTGGTGCAAAACTTTTCTTGAGATCACCTAAAAGATTTTTCTCTAAACGTGTTTCTGGTATTAAATTTCTAAGGCTATTGATACCTCTACTAAATAAATTTGTTTTCATGCTCTGTGGATCTGCTTTCGTTAACAATCCTTTTTCCATTGCATTTTGTATTTCAGTAAAATTATATCCTTTTTTAGATAACTTTTTTACTTTGTCCCAGTCTGTTGCTCTTTCAATATCTTCATCTTTTTCTTTTTGTGTTCTTAGATCAGGACCTTCAACAGTTTCACCAAATTTAGTTGGATCTGCTGTAACACCAAATTTTTCTTCTTGTTGACTTTTAATCATGTTTTTTATGTCAGCTTTTCTTATAGCTTCTTCAACTGTTTCTCCTCCATGTAAAGACGTTCCACGATCTTTACTTGCATTATCTCTATCCACAGATGCTTGTGCTTGTTCTGGAGTGTTTCCAGCTAGACTTGTATTACCCGTCATAGCTATAGATTGCTGTGGGCTTATTCCAGAAGGTGTAGGGCCCGCAATATCTGCAGTTGTAGGGCCCGCAATATCTGCCATGGTTGGTCTACCTCCGCCGCCTCCATTATGTCCGCCATGACCCGTACTGCCACCTGTACCACCAAAGGCATAATGTTGTCTTAAACTTTTATCTATTGCCATTATCTTCTTCCATCCGGTTGTATATCTAATCTAAATGTTCCAAGTTTCCAGTGTTGTCCGGTACTTGTATTATCTACCTTTAAAGATATAGCACGTGCACGTGCTCTTGTATCTATTTTAGTTGTACTTGTAGTCGTAGTAAACGGACCTAGTGATGAACTAGCCTGTGAGTCCGTTGGATAATTTTTTAAGTTTAAGGTCACTCTTGCATCTCCAGTTTGTTGTAAAAAATCTGGAAGCACTCTTCTAATTTTCATTATGTTTTCGCCATCTCCTCTTAAATCTGCGCCACCTCCTTGTGTCATTGATATGTCAAAATCACCTGATTCTATACTTGCAGCAATAGCAGTAGATGATCCTGCTTTAATTTGATTAACTCCTGTTTCGTGTTCAAAGTAAGTAGTTACACCATCCGTGTTGCCAACGGTTGAATCACTCGTTGCATCAGAATCATATTCTGTTGCATGTGGTTTTCCAAATATATGCGAATCAGACCATGTTGATCTTGCAAGTGAACTTGTAGTCCATACAGGTCGCTCCGGTGTTGAATCCATATAATTATAAGTCACGGCTCTATTATTAGATGCAGCTCCACTTCCTGGATAGAACCAAGTTACTTCACCAAATAGATTGTTCAATCCTGCATAAATATGTTGTTTAGGAACTGTATTAATATCATCAAAAACGTAGTCTTCAACTAAACATGCTAGTGAATCTAGTTTACCGGTGTATCTAAAGAAACCATTCTCTGACATCCAGTATGCAGAACCATCTACTTCGACAGCTGCATTTTTTCCAATCAATCCACAGTTCGTTCCAACTTGTTGAAATGAAAATACGAAAGGTGCACCCACAAATCTCATAATAAATAAAGATGTATCGGTCCAAATATAAATTGCATCCCGACCTCTAATCGCTGCAACGATCCGTGTTCCGTCGGCCAGTCTTTGTGTACCAGCGGTATTAATAGCTGAAGGTGCATAGGAAGTTGATGCATCAATTGATTCTTGAGATGACCATCTAATATACATGGCATCTTGTGTCGATGTTGTACCAATTGTAGTTTCTGTTCCAAAAAATATTAAGTGTCTATCGGGAGTGGATACTAAAGTCTGTATTGCTGCCGTTGGAGCATTAGCTAAAATAGTTGCTCTAGTTGATGTTGATCCATCTGAATCCCATTCAAAAGTTGCACCATCAAAGATAGTTGCAATAAGTTTATTTCCATAATTGTCCAGGGACCACAGACCAGGAGCTGTTACAATATCTCCAGTTTGCGATGCACCCCATTTCGTATAGTCCGATGCATCAGTAACGGTTGCTCCATCTGAATGCGATGCAGCTGTTGTATTGTCTGAGCCTCTAGTTAATCCGGATAAAGTATCTGTTCCTGTAGTGTTCGTTGTATAAGCAATACGTTCACTATCTATTAAAACTGTTCCTGATGAAGGCATAGATCCTGAGTCAGCTAAAACTATACTAGTTGATGATGATGTTAAAGCTCCATTTAATGTATTAAAAATTTCTCCAGCAACAGTTCCACCCCATAAACCTAGTCCCCAACCAGCAGCTGATTCTTCAACCGCAGGTCCTATTGAATAAAAATGTTTAACTCTTACTCCACCTGAAGTACTAGCTCCTGATCCAGATTCGACTGATCCCATTTCAACTGTAATTGTTGTTGAACTTGGGACTGTTGTAACCATGAAATTGACATCATTAAAATCGTCTTCCTCAAAATCAGAGTTCGTTGCTGAACTAAAATTATCACAACGGATAATATCGTATTTAGAAATGTTATGAGAAGATGCAAACGTGATTGTAACTGTGGCATCACTTTGTGTTGTTGTAAAAGCGCTTGTTAATGTTGTTGTACTTTTGACAGGAGTAATGTCGTAAAAGACACCTCCTGAATATACATATAAAAGTCTGTTTGTACCAATGGCTGCGTATTTAATTCCTGACGCATTGACGAAATGATGTAGTGCTGTGTTTCTACCTGTAAGAGTATTGTCTCCAAGTTGAGCCCAACCTCCTATTTTTTCAGGGGAGTGATATCTAAAACGAACATAATCACCACCAACCCATTGACCCTCGCCGCCAGTTGCTGTGACCTGTTTATTGAATCCAGGTTGTATGTTAATTTTTTGAAGCATAATTATCTCGCGTTACAAGGTACTCCATTGTTGATTAAAATTATCATGTTATTTCTTCCCAGTTAGTTATTTCTTCATTCCATTTATAATCTTTTCCATCATCTGGATAAGCAACTGGTGCTTCCCATTGACAAGTTGTTTCATTTAAAATCCAACTTGCATAAGGTGTTGGTGTATAAAAAGCATTTCTGCTTTCATCATATATATATCCTATTCCAGCATAATTTTTTCTAAATGGTGTACCACCTAAAGTATGAACTCCACCAAGAGTATTATAAGATGTTTGTTTCCAAAGATTAGAACCTGTCATTTTTGTTAAAAAAGTAATTCCTTTAACTTCTTGTTCAACTCCATTACTATCTAGTAGTTCGTTATTATGTACTGATATAACTTCAGTAACTATATTGTTTAAATCTAATTTTGCGAATGTTGCCATTATGCTGTGTAACTCCCAGTTCCTGTAAATGTTAAAACTGTTTTTCCACTAACTCCTGTAGCAACTGTTGGAGAGCCTGTTGTAGTTCCTGTGTAACTTGCGTCAGGCATACTTAAAATAATTACACCACTTCCACCTGCTCCACCATCTGATGCACCACCAGCACCGCCACTACCTGTATTAGTTGTTCCAGCACTACCAGCAGTTCCACCGCCGCCAGAACCAGCAGATCCATGTGAACTACCAGAACCTCTACCGCCGCCACCGCCGCCACCTGCTCTTGTAACTGATGCACCTGTTATTGAGTTTGCTGTTCCTGCACCACCAGCACCACCATTACCACTAGCACCACCATTAGTTGTAGCATTAGCACCGACTGCACTTGAGCCACCACCACCACCACCGCCTCTTTCATTTGCTGGATCAGCAGCAGCACCTTGTCCACCAGCATATCCTTGAACTGGAGAAGTTGAAGGTGTGTTACCTGCTCCACCTAATATATTAGCATTATAAGACCAACCACCACCACCGCCGCCAGAACCACCAGCCACACCAGTAAAACCAGTAGCTCCGCCACCACCACCACCAGCAGAAGATATTGTTGTTAAGCCAGTTCCTGCTATTGAAGAAGCAGTACCTGAATTACCATTTTCATAATCTGTAGTTTGTGCCGCACCACCTGCACCTATTGTTATTGTTATTGCAACACCTGAATTTGTTTCTTGAGTGCTAGATCTATAACCACCTGCTCCGCCACCAGCACCAGCTATATTTGCACCAGCACCAGCACCACCACTTGCACCACCAGCTATAACTAAAAAATCTATATCGTAAGGATCAGGAATAACAGCACTACTAGAACCAAATCCTAAAACTTGATAACCAAAACTCATAATTAATATCTCCTAAGCATCGTTAGCTGCATCAGTTGTATAAAATATTTTAATACCATGTAATCTTGCGTCTCCAGCCATAGCGTCTCCAGATACATCTCTGTAAATTTGAAAGTATGTAAGATCATTATCTGCTGGAGTT